CGGACGTTCGCGCCCGCCGCCGGCGCCGCCGGGATGGCCTTGCCGCTGGCGTCGGCGGTGAGCAGCTGGCCGCGCGTGACGACCGCGCCGTACTCGACGTCTGCGGTGCCTGTGAGCACGACGTCGACGCGCTCGCCGATGGCGCTCGCGCCGATGGCCGTGGTGACGCCGAGCAGCAGGTCGGTGCTGGCCCCCGCTTGGGTGGCCGTGCCGTCGGTCGCGCCGTGCTTGACGATGCGGCGGGCAGCAATCGCGCCGCCTGCCGAATGGGACTTAATGAGGCCGGGAGTGTGCATCTCAGGTCGAAAAGAGGAAGGGTGGACAGAAGTGGCTCAGCCTGCGGCGCTGGCCATGACGTGGGCGACGGCGACGGACGTCGAGACGACGCGCCCGGCGGCGGCTTCGGATTCTTGGAAGGCGACGGCGGCGTCGGCAATGGCGCGCGGATCGGCCAAGTCAAGCGCCGGGGGCTGGGTCGCCGAGCGGTCGGCGCTGAGCTCACCGTATTCAACGACGCGCGGCAGCCCTTCAAGGAAGCGCCGGACGGCGTCGCCCGTGGCGACCTCCTCGCCCTCGCCGAAGGACACCGTGGCCGGAGCGCCACCCTCAACTGCGCCAAGAATGGCCGCCACTACCGGCACGTCGCGCGGCAAGATGGCGGCTACGGCAGTCGAAGCCAAGCGCTCGGCAAAGGCCGCGTGCTCGGCGACGCGCTGCGCGGCGACGGCCTCGGCAGCCGCCAGTTCCTGCTGGGCGGCTTGGGACGCGATCGCGGCCTCGCGCTCGGCGAGCTCGGCCTCGCGCCTGGCAAGGGCGGCGGCGGCCTCGGCAAACGCGGCGCTGCCTACGAGGTCGGCCACGGCATCGGTGGCTTTTCCTGCCGCTTGGGCCGCGCCATCCATAGCCTTGGCCACTTCGGCGAAGGCAGGCGTCAGGCCACGTTCCTTCTCCCACGCGAGCTGCTGGCGGACGTCGGACTCGGCAGCCGCCCGTTCGAGCGACTCGATCTCGTAGGGCGGGAGCAGCTTGTCGGCGGCCTCGACGCCCTTCTCGTCCACCCACGTTTCGCGGAGGCGGCGGAGGAAGCGGGCGAGCACGCCCGGCGCAGGGTTCCACGCCTCGGAGAACTCGACCACGCCCTCCTCGCCGTCGGCGAACTCCACCGGCTGCAGGCCCTTGATGGCGGGCGGCTGTGCGCCGAGGAAGCCGACGTGGCGCAGGTAGTAGGCGTCTTCGCCCGCTTGCCCCTTGAGCGGGTGCCCCGGCGAGCCCGGCGTGTAGAACGACGCCGACACGTGCTTGTAGGTGCCGCTGGCCACAAGCTCGGCGAAGTCAGCGTTGACCTGGTGCGGCGTGGCGTGCAGCTGCCCGTCGCCTGCAGCGCTCAGCGACGCCACGAACCCATACGCGGGCGCGTCGGCGGAAGGGTGCCCCACCACGAGCGGCGCTTCGTGAACGGCCGGGTCGTAGACCTGGGCCATGCGCGAGACGTCGGCTTCGGAGAACTGGAGGCTCTGCCCCTTCATCGTCATGTGACGACCGGGGCGGAAGACGTGGATGCGGGTGATCGTGCGGGACATCGGGCGGCAGTCGGAACGTGCTGCCAACTTCCCCCGCCGTATAGACCCCGTTCACCCGCACCGATGCGAAAACCACAAGCCCCGTAGAAGGCGATTTGCGGGCCTCTGCGCTTCACCCGGCCCTACCCCCGGAATTTTTACGGGAGGCGTCTGAGGCTTTTAAATCGGGTCGTAAAAACGCTCCTCAGCCCTGCGTCCCAAGCGCCTCGGCAGTGTAGCGGCGCACGAGGTCGCGAATGCCGCCCCAGTCGCTGTCCGAGACGCCGACGAACGGACGTGCAGGAACGGCAGGCATGCGCCGCCGCGAGCGCAGCGACGAGCGCTCGCCGATGCCGAACTGGTGCACGCGGGCGTACACCCGGTTCGAGGCCACCACGACGCCGTCGGCGTCGGCCACGGGGAAGATCTGCTGGCGCAGCAGCCCCGACTCCACGAGCGTCCGCTTGCTGGCCTTGTACTTGGCGTAGCCCTTCGTCTCGGTCTGCCCTCCGCCCTTGACGCGCTTCGTCTTGGCCTTCTTGAAGCGGCGGTTGCGCGTCTCGATCGTCGCGTCCGCCAGTGGCTCCCACGGCGTACCGTCGGGCGCGGCCTGCCGGTCGAAACTGTCGCGGGCGGTGGCGACCAGCATCTCGCCGATCTCCTTGTGCATCGTGCGGGCGAGGCGGCGCAGGCGCGAGAGGCGCTGATCCAGCAGCCGGGCGGCCTCGTCGCCGTCAACGTCGATGCGAACGGCGAGCGCCATCAGCGGGCGTCGCTCTGGCCCAGCCCGAACTCGGCGTCGATCTCCATCTGACGCTCATTCGCGGCGGCAGCCGACGCGAACGGGATGTCGCCGGCGCGGATGGGGTCGGTGATTTTTCCCCACGGACGCCCCTCGGCGTCGGCGGCGCGCTTCTCGGCTTGGATCGCCTCCTGTTGGGCACGGACAGCAGCCCGTTGAGCGTCGGTAAGCGTAGGATTCATAGCTCGATCAGGGTCACGTAGACCACGCCGTTCTCCTCGTACATATCCTGCACGTAGAACTCGGTTCCGGGAAAGTGGAGCACTTCGTTCTCTGAATCGGCAAAGTGCGAATACGGTTGAAGATGTCTGCCCGTACGGCTAAGTACAGTGAACTGCCAATCTCCCTCGTACCCTTTCCCAATGCCCGTGCTGAAGAAGGCGGCGTCGGTCACGCGCTTGCCCTTCTGGTAGCGGGCGCGGAAGTCAAGGTCGAGTGCGCTGCCTCGAGGAACCACCACTCCTCGATACAGCGGCTCGGTCATCGCGTCGTAGGCGGGCAGTTTGCGCATCGCGCTGGCGAGGATACGCGACTCCTGCAGATATGCTTGGCCGACAGCAGCATCCACGCGCTCGTCTGTCACGAGGCCCAGCTGGCGGCGCACGTCGGGCAGGTTGCCACGCAGCAGGTTATTCTTGATCCGCGCCTCGAACGGGAGGGTGTAGAAGCGAAGCGCCACGTACTCGTCTTCGTCGACCGGAAGGCCCTTGAGACGGCGGTACTCCTGCACAAACTGCGCGTACAACGACGCTCGGCTGCCGAGGTCTACCACCTCCTTCTGCTCGTCGTCCCAGTGCTTCACGTGCCGCTCGTCGGCAGACACCCGGGCGACGTACGCGGCGCGCTCCTCGCGTGTGGCCACCACGTCCAGCCATGTTCTCCCCGGACGGACTGGCGTCACGTCCAGCCCTTCTTCCGCGAAGCGCTCCACCGCCTGGCTGCGCCACGGCTCGCCCACTCGGCCCAGCCCCCGTGCCAGCACGTCGAGGCGGGCGCTCTTGCCTTTCGTCGCCCCCGGCGCGTAGTCCCAGATCGGGTCGAGGCCGGGCGGCACCTCCTCCCGCTGCCCCGTCACTGGGTCTACCCAGGGCGTCGGCTCGCCGTCGTCTGGCGGCGCAGGCTCGACCTTCAGCCCCTTGCGCTCGACGTCGGCCTGGCTGAGCGACTCGACCGTACAGCCGCAGCCCCAGCCGTTGGGCGGGTAGTGCACGGCCCACCACGGATCGTCGGCGCGGATCACCTTGCCGTTCCATGCCTGATGGTCGAGGCGCGGGTGCGCCGCGCCGGAGTGCCGGTAGCGCCAGAACGGACGGCGCCTCAGCATCTCCGGGTCCGTCATCTGCCGGTAGCGCCCGGCTTGGTACGATGTGCGCAGGTTCGTCTCGTAGATCACCTGGGTGCGCCACGCCCGGTAGTCCGCGTCTTCCTCGCCCGCCCGCATCCCGAACGGCCACCCGTGCTTCTGCACCGCCGCGTCGAAGTCCTTGCGGAACTGCTCGATCGTCGTGCCGCCCACCATCGCCCGGTAGAGCGCCCCATGCAGGTCTTCCAGCAGCGCGGCCTGCGTGACGCCGGCGACCACGAACGCCGCGTCGTGGTGCTCGCGCACGAGGTCGGTCCACCGTTCGGTGGGCACGAGCTTCTTGCGCCGGTGGAACTCCACCTGCTCGGGGAAGGGAAGACGGCCGGGCTGCACCGGCTTGGCGGGATCGGGCATCGCTCAGCCCTCCGCTTCACGGAGCACATCCGCGCGGCCTGCGAGCTCACGGGCGAGCGTGGCCTCCTCGATGGCCGCCACGAACGCCGAGGCGTCGAGCTGCGGGAAGAGCGTCTCCAGCCGGGCGATGGCCTCGGCGTAGTCGGCGCTCGTCTCCACCACGTCGCGGATCTGCCGGGCCCAGCCGCTCACTTCGGCGTCGAGCGTGCGGCGCAGCGCCTGCTCCGGCGTCTCGCCGACGCCGCCCTCGGCAAAGCTCGCCGCCGCGCCGCGCCCCATCGTCTTGGTCGCTTCGGCCACGGGCGCATCGGGCTCTGCTTCGGGCGAGCCTGCCCGGACGTAGCCGGGGCCGTAGGCCGCGTCTTGGCTCTCCTGGGTGCGCACCCAGCCGCCACTGGTGAAGAGCTTGGCGTCGCGCTCGGCGATGCGCGTGGTGTCCTCCGGCTCCTCGAAGAGGTACCAGAAACGCGGCGGCTTCGCCTCGGGGAAGTTCCACGCGGTGAGCCATTCGACCGGCCCCTCTCGCAGGCCCTGGCCAGCGTTGAAGCTCTGCGCGATCAGGTCGGCGTCGCGCTTCACCACCCACTCGGCCACGTCCTTGTGGACGTCCGCTTGGTTCGAGCCAAGGCCGCTGGCCGTCGCGTCGCTCGTCATCGTCTGGCTGAGCACCACCTTGGAGATGGCTGCGTCCATCGCGTTCTGGAACGCCGTGTAGGGATCGCTTCCGGATCGGCTCGCCTCGAACTTCTCCACCGTCATTCCGTCGGGCACCACGATCGCGCCGGAGGTGGTGAGCGCCATGAGCGCCTGGAGGAGTTTGCGTACTTCTGGCTTGTCTGTACCTGGCGCGTACTTGCCGATCGGCGTGGGGTGGGCGAAGCGCTCAAGATAGACGAGCGCCGCCCGCAGGCCCTGCCGCTTGAACGTGACGGGCCAGTACAGGTAGTGTGCGAGACCCGTGCCGTAGGGGTCGTCGTCGGTCTCGGCCCCGCGCGTGAACGTCCAGAACTTCCGGTCGGGCATTCGCTCGCCCTTGGGCTTCTGGGGGGTGACGAGCCGAAGCGCCAAGTCGCCCCCAAAGCGGAAGCGCGACGAGGCCCGCACGCGGATGGCGTCGAGGCTCACGTAGCGTCCGTCGCGGCCGTAGAGCAGCTCGCCGACGGCGTAGCCGTAGAAGTTGCCCCAGAGCATCTTCTCGACCACCGAGTCCCACGCCATCCCGACGATCTGCTCGCGTAGCCAGTCGGCGGCCATCTGGTCGGCCTTGCGTTTGCCGCCTGCCTCGACGCGCCACTCCCGCGAGAGTAGGGCGCTGGAGCGCTGCTGGAGCGTGGCCTGCACCTGCCAGTCCTGGCTGAGCTTCGCCAGCTTGGCGCGCTCGCTCGGCAGCCCCTCGAGGGCGGCGTTCTTGACGCTCAGCAGGTCATCGACGAAGCCCGCGTTCGGGTCGTCCTTGGCGGCGTCGGCCACCTCGGCGAAGAGCGGCGGGGCAGTAGTGCCCTCCGCGAAGTCGGCGCTGCGCACCGGGCGCTGGTTGTAGGGATCGACAAGCATCAGAAGCCGGAGAGGTAGGTGGTGCCGCTCACGATGCCGAAGCCGACGCCCTCGCGGATCTCGGCGGCGGCATCGGCGAACCGTTCGGCCATCGCTTGCGCCTCACGGGGCGGCGCGGCCTCGAACTCGATCGGCGCGCCCTCGTGCAGCGAGGCGTGCCAGAGGAGCAGCCCCGCCACCGCGCCGTCGGCGTGGCGGGGCTTGTGGTCGTGGCCCATGCGGCGGCGGCCCTTGGGCACCTTCGGCACGCCGCTCACCAGTTCGACGTCGAGGTGATCGTCCACGAGGTCGCCGTCGCGGGGAAGTTCGATCAGGCTGTCTTGGTAGGCGGCCTTGTAGCGCGGGAAGGCGTCGAGGTAGAAGGCGTCGGAGAGCTTGATCTGGTGGATCCGGCCCAGTCCAAACGTGGTGGCCGCCTTCTCCGCCAGCGACGCGCCGTTGCCGGTGGCGTCGTGGCTCCCAGCAACGAACCGAGGGAGGCGGCGGACGGCATAGAGCAGGATGTCCTCCTGCGTGGCGAACGGCACGTCGCGAAGCTCCAGCGCCAGCCGGACGCGCCGCACCAGGTCCGTTCCGATCTGGCCGAAAAGCACGTACGTGAGGTCGCCCTCGCGGGCGAAGTCGAGGCCGTACACGCTCTTCTCGCCCTCGGCGAACTGGCGCAGCAGCGGGCGGAGCGTGTCGTGGCACCAGTCGTCCGTCTGGCGCCGACGTGCGGCCTCGGGCGTCTCCAGCCAGTTCTTTGGAAGGTGCAGCCGCACCACCGGCGGCAGCGCCTCGCGGGTGGCCCGCTCGACGAGCGTGCGGGAGAAGTACTTGCCCCCGCCTTGGCTTGGGACGCAGTCGAGTTCCTCTGCCGCACCCTCGGCGTAGAACCTGCGGATCTCTTCCTCCCACGCCGCCGCCTTTTCCGGAGTGGCCTCCTCGCCACGCATGAGCATGATCCGCTCGTACAGGCCGTCCACGATGGCGTCCTCGAACGTGACACGGTGGAGGGCGTAGGGCTTCTTGCCCGCGCGGATCTCCTCGATGAGCCGGTTGAACGGGTTGTCGACGCCGTTGTGCGTCGAGATGATGCGCAGGTCACCGCCCCAGATCAGGAAGGCGAGGCCCGCCTTCAACAGCTCCGCCGGGTCGTCTACGAAGGCGAACTCGTCGAAGATCGCGCGGCCCTTCTTGGAGCGCAGGTTGCGCGGCGTCGACGGCAGCGCCTGCACGACGTGGCCGCTGGCGAACTTGACCTGGTAGACGAGCACGCTCTTGCGCTCGTCGCCCTCGTAGTACACCTCCTCCACCGTCTCCATCTCGCCCGCTGCCAGCCGGTACCACTTGGCCCAGAACGCCACGTCCTTGATGAACTGGCTGGTCATGTCCTGGTTGTAGGCCATGTAGTACACGTCCATCCCGCTCTGGCTCGCGGCGGTGAGCGCGGCGTCGGCGGCTTCGGCCCACGACAGACCGATGCGGCGCGACTTCTCGCAGACCTTGACCT